CAGGGCGGAAAGATGTCAGAGAAAAAATTTTTACAGATAAGGGCAGAAAATGCTATATATGTGGCTCAGAAGAGAATATACAGATTGATCATGTTATTTCTGTATATGAGGGAGCAGAAAAGAAGATTCCATATTACGTCATTAATTCATATGACAATCTTATGCCGATATGTAGCAAGTGCAATTCAAAGAAAAGCCCAATACAAGGAGCAGTGGCAGGACGGCCAAAACAGGGAATAGATTATTCTGGATGGTCGGTTGACATTTTCGACAGTGATCCGAAGATTGACAAGCTGCTGGATGCAAAAGGCTGGCGGGGATTTGGAATCTATTTTTTCCTTTGCCAGAGAGCCTATAAAACAAATGGATATTTCTATAAATGGAGTTATGACGACTGTGCAACAACTGCAAGGAAGATGGGCGGCGGCATCAATTCCGGGACAGTAGAGGAAACTGTCAGGTTCTGTTTTCAAGTGGATCTCTTTGATCAGAGGTTATTTGACAGATGGGGCATCTTAACAAGCAGAGGTATCCAGCGCCGATTCTGGGCTGTGCTTTCAGAACGGCGGATTAAAACAGCATACGAAGAATACTGGCTGTTGGGACCAGAAGAATGCAACGGCCTGGTTAAAGTCAGCCTAAAAACGGATTTGCAGCCGACGAATGAGTATTTGCAGCCGACAAATAGTGAAACGCTTTCAAGAAAGAAAAGTAAAGTAAAGAAAAGTAAAGTAAAGGAAAGTAAAGAAGAAAGAGCGGAGGGTGTTGCAGCTAAAGCAGCAACGCTGTTTCCTCCGGATTCCTTTGAAATGCTCTGTGTGAACACACTGATCCATTCCTGCCTGGAAGGATTCCCGGGAGCCAGGGTTCCGGCAACGGATGAAGAAAGATCCCAGTGGTGTGTCCACATTGAACGGATGCTCCGCATTGACCACCGGACAGAGGAGCAGATCCGCACCGCATTGGAATATGCGGTTACAAACCAGTTCTGGAAAGCAAATATCCGGAGCACCAAGAAGTTTCGGGAAAAGTTTGAAACTCTTTATATGCAGTCGCAGTCAGGAAGGACAGCGGCAAGGGCAACCGATGATAAGGCAGAACGGCTCAGGAGGTGGGCAGAGAATGGATAAGAGGGAATTCGCAGCACTGGCAGCTGCCATGGAAGAGTATTATGGCAGGAACCAGATCACAAAGAGCGCGGCATCCATGGATATCTGGTATGAACTGATCGGGGATATCCCCTATGGGCAGTGCAAGAACGCAGTAAGGCAGCTGATGGCTACAAATAATTTCTTCCCTTCCGCAGCCGAGATCAGAAAGTTATGCACCCAGACAGGGGATCCGGAAGCACCAAGCATAGATGATGCCTGGGGAATGGTCCTGAAGGCAGTAAGGGCTTATGGGTACATGCAGGAAGCAGAAGCCCTGGAAAGCCTGCCGGAACCGTGCAGGAGCGTGGTGAAGAACATTGGCTGGCAGAACATCTGCAGGAGCGAGAACATTATGGCGGAACGTGCATTCTTCCGTGATTCCTATGGTCCTAAGCTCCAGGAGATGAAACGTGTAGAAATGCTTCCACCAGGGATCCGGCAGGAGAACAGACAGAAACTGGATGACCAGATCAGAATGGCAGCAGGAAGGCTGCAGTTAGGCGGCGGTACAGATGGAGAAGATGGAAGAAATGCAGGCGGCGGAACTGGCAAGGCATAGAGTTGACCAGGGAGCCGGCGGGTATTATGTAAAGATCATGGACAAGGACCAGATCATAGCCAGGAGAGCCTATATGAGGAGCATCTTACGTGTGAGCTTCTTCTGGTGCACGATGAGCAACGCACAGCTGGACAATATGAGGCTGTGCAAGGCAGGAGATGACTTTATCGTGGAAGATACCGATAACAGGGAGTTCATCCTGCGGATCGACCGCAAATAAAGGGGGAAAGGAAAATGGAAGAGAATACAGCAGTTCTGGAAACTCCGGAAGTGATAAAACATACAGGCGCGGAGTGGTACCGGGATGTATCCCTGGAAGATGCAGAGGTATTTATCCGGTCCAACCTGCAGTCAGCCGTACGCAGTGTGATCGCAACGGGATTTTACCTTAAACATATCAGAGATAATGAGCTGTACCTGGAAGCAGGATATAAAAACATTAATGAGTATGCCATGGACAGGTTTGGTCTCAGTGCCTCTGCCACATCCAGATACATCACCAGGAACACAAGGTTTTCCAGGGGCGGGAACAGTCCGCTCATAGATGATAGGTTTAAGGACTTCAGCAAGAGCCAGCTGCAGGAGATGCTTGGCATGAGTGACGAGCAGCTGGAGCAGGTCACACCGGATATGACGGTCCGGGAGATCCGGAACATGGCAAGACCAAAGGAGATCCCTTACATAGAGATACCTGGGCAGACAGAGTTAAAAGATATCCCTGGTGTTATGCCGGAAGAGAGGGCGGAAAGCTTTGAAGCATCAACGACGGAGCTGTTTGATGTGGAAGAGGATGAAAATATGGTCCAGCCGGTGGCAGGTAAGCCTATTAGCCAGGAAATACCGGTTGCAGAGCTGATGGAAGAGGAAGATGCGGAGATTGCGACGTTGCAACTGCTTCCGGAAGAGACTGCTACCAATGAGCAGCGGAATGAACCTATAGATGCTGCCGAAAAGCAGCAAATGGGCCATTGCTTATACCGCCCAGAATATGCGTGCTCTTTACCGGAAGAATACATGCACCGGCCCGGAAGTGGAACGGACTGTGCCCATGAGTGCTGCTGGGAGTGTGTCAAACATGGGGAGTGCAAGCTTGAATGCAACAGTTCGGCTGATCGCCCTGAGACAGAGGAAGAGATTGCGACGTCGCAAACGGATAACGAGGCTTCCGAAGATGAAGTGAAAGAGCGTACAGATATAGAGCTTTTGAGGGAGTTGCTGGAGAGAAAGAAGCAGCTTCTTAGCAAATGTCTGGGAACTCCCGGCATTGATAAGTCAGATGAGCATATCAGAATGCAAAAGCTGGAAGTAGGTGCTTTGGCTTCCATGCTGTGTGAGCTGGAAGATTTGGAAGAGAAAAAGGATAGACCGAAGCAGCCAGAGCTTCCACAGCTTAAAAACAATGACCAGAGAGCAGCTTTTATTGATGCGTATGAGACCTGGCCACTCTGGATCGATAACCAGGAGACAGGTGAGCGGTATTACCGGTATGATCTTCCAGATGGGACAAGCTTCGTTATCAAGACGTATCACTCCATGCTCTATGACTGGAAAGCTGATGTTGCCATGAGGTACAAGGAAGGGTATGGAGCAAATGAGGAGTATCTTCTGGAGCCTGGAAAGTTCTTTAGGGATTGCCGGGTAAACAGGACAGCTTTAATTGAAAAGCTGAAAGAGATACAGAGAGGGGAAAAGAAATGAACTGTAAAGACTGCAGCTATAAAAAATTTTATGATGGGAACGGAAGGCCAGGGCGTTATTACTGCTTTCATGATGAAGCCAAGTTCGCACGGAGTGAATGCGAGCCTCATCCTATGATCTGCAGAACAGGAAGACATGATGACAAATTAACTATTAAAACCGCACCAAGATGGTGTCCGTTGAATAAAAAGGAGAAGGGCAATGATCATAAAACAAATTGCAATAGATGAGGCACTGGAACTGCATAAAAGAGGGCTTATGGTGGGAGTGCTCCAGCCGGTAGTACCGGAACCCAAGAACCTGGATGATTATGAGTTCCTGACATTGAAGAAGATCCTGGCTGGATGTGAGTTCTTCCGGATTGTGCTGGAGGAAGAAAAAAGAGAGACAGAGCCAGCTGAGAAGGCACCGGCAGAAGTAGCAAAGCCGAAGGCTGTGGAAGAGAAGCCAACAGAGACATCTGTGGAAACCAAGGAGAAGCCGGAGCCACCAAAGCCAGAAGCACCAAACAAAAAGCAGATCGATGTTGGAAGAATAAAGGCACTTTACAAAGCCGGGTGGACTGGAAAACGAATTGCTGAAGATATGCATATCGCAGAAAGTACAGTATGCGGATATTTGAAAAAAATAAAGTTGGGGGAAATATAAAATGCAGAGATTAACAGAAAAGGATGACCTGGGTAACTGGTGCCTGAAAGGTGTCAGGTGGGAGCAGTTACGGGAAGGCCAGGTAATCACCAAAGAAGTAAGTGAAAGGCTGTATGGGGCGCTGTGTAAGCTTAAGGACTATGAAGATACAGGCTGTATCCCGGACGGCATAGCAGATTTGGTAGAGAATTATGCAAAAGCAATGACACTTTTGGCAGGTCAGATAGAAGAGCATAGCTGGATCCCGGTGGAAGAGAGACTTCCGGAAGAAGATGAATATGTCCTGATGTCATTTGAGAATTTCACGCTTCCGATAATCGGACGGTATGAAAAAGATAATGATGGTGGTGGAGCATGGTATGCCGGTGATGATGATGGATGCGATACTTGCAGCAGCCAGAACTTATTTGTGAATGCCTGGATGCCACTTCCGGAGCCATACAAAGGAAATTAAGAGCTGATGTTCCCAAAATTAAAGTCGGGAAGTAAAATCATCGATTTTGTTGGCGTCAACAAAATGGTGTGAAAGGTGGTCGGAATGGGTACACGTTATATGATAATAAGCAAGCCAGCTTATATCCGGTTCCAGTGCCCACACTGTAAGCAGTATGTTGAAATACTATTTCAGGATGCTGATTACAATACAGAATCGTGGCTGGATGGTGCTTTCTGCACTTGCCCAGCATGTGAAAAAGATGTGGAGCTGGATGAGTTTGAATATGTTTAAATTAAGATTTGGAGGATTAAAGCATGAGTTATTTACATTGTCCATATTGCGAAATCAAGGAAAATGCAAAGATCAAAACGGTGTACGAAGCATTACAACCTATTGATGGAAAATGCCCAGATTGTGGTGCCTGGATTATTGATGAAGGACAGCATTCTATCAGGATTAATGGTTACGTTGATATCTATAAAGGCGCATTAAATCTCATTGAAGATGTGGTGCAGCAGGTCAATAATATTTTGGACTATCTGGGAGTTGATACGAAGATTGATGGGGAAACACCTTGTATCCAATTTTACACAAGCGAAATAATTAGAAGTTTATTTGTCCCATATGTAGGGGGAACCAGTAGATGCAATATGAAAAAAGCTCTTGATATTAAAGAAGACGAATTGAAGTTTGAAATTAAGGCAGAGCAGCATGAATGGTAAGCAAAACTGAAATTAAGATTGAGGTGAAAGTAAATAATGAAGAGTTTACAGCTATATGTGTGCGAACATTGCGGAACGCAGTACAAAGATAAGAATGAATGTAAAAAATGTGAGGATAGTCATAAGGTTGCGTTGGAAATTCATGATATGAGGTTCCATGCTTGCAAAGATAGTGATAACTATCCTGATAAGGTAGAATTGAAAATGGTTGATGGCAAGATGGTTTGGTATCATCGGTAAACTGAAAGTTAAGATTTTACGAGGAAATTAAAATGGCAAAAATATCAAAGAAAACAATAGAAGAACTTGAGGACATTTTAGACAGAGGCTGCGACTATGCCGATACTCAGACAGTTGTAACAGAATATGCAAACGAAGCACTAAAAGAAAGTGGTTGCGATATTTGTCAGTGTGACGATGCGATGATAGTTGACTGGGATGACAAGCCAATTTGCACTGTTGAAGAATTTGCAAATATCTTCTGGGATAAAGCAGTAGAGGGCATATTAAATGTGTTAAAAACACAAGAATAAGGATTTGAGAGGTAAACTGAAAGTTAAGATTTGGAGGAAATGTGAATGAGTAAGATTACGAGTTTTAACAAAGAAGTAGAACGCAAGAGACATTTAACGTATGCTGCTATTATGGGAAGAGCTACTGTCATGGGCTTGATGAAAGAGACGGAAGCTACAGAACGTATGATGGATATTGAAAGCGCAGATAAAAAGTTTCACCTTCGTTTGGATGTTTGGCTGAATGCGGATGATTTCAACTTTATGCACGATTTTTACGGAATTAGAAACAACATAAACAGAAAGAATGGTTTTCCAGCAACTGATTTTGGTTTTTTTGTTCCGAGATTTGCTGGAGAAAACTGAAATTAAGAATGTGTTAAAAACACAGGAATAAGGATCAGGTATAAATGGACATATATGGATACATGAGAGTATCATCGAAAGAACAAAATGAGGATAGGCAAAGAATTGCTCTAATGGCAGCAGGAGTGCATGAAAAGAATATCTTTATTGATAAGCAGTCCGGCAAAGATTTTGAGAGGACACAGTATAAGCGGATGCTCAGAAAACTTAACGAGGACAGCGTGCTGTACATAAAATCTATTGACAGGCTTGGAAGGAATTATGCAGATCTGAATGAGCAATGGCGTATCATCACGAAAGAGAAGAAAGCCGATATTGTGGTAATTGATATGCCTCTGCTGGATACACGCAGGGAGAAGAATCTGCTGGGAACATTCATAAGCGATATTGTTCTGGCATTGCTCAGTTATGTCGCAGAAAACGAACGGATCAATATCAAGCAAAGGCAGGCAGAGGGAATTGCTGCAGCAAAAGCAAGAGGTGTTATATTTGGCAGACCGTCATTACCAATCCCGGAGAATTTTGATCAAATGCATAAGGATTGGAGAGCTGGAAAGATCAAGATAGAGTATGCTGCCAGAGCCTGCAATATGTGTTCCAAGACCTTCTATAGCAAGGCGGTGAAACTTGAAAAGGAGATGAATGTAGATGGATATTGAAAAGTGTAAAACATGTAAGCACTTTGGAACAATGTATGTAACAGGAGATTCGCGAAAATATCCACGTTGCCGTATCAATCAAAATAAAGCAACATGGGATGTAAAAGAAAAGGAATGTCAATACGAGGAATACGAGGGAATCTTATCGGTTCGTAGGCTTTAGAATAAGGATTTGAGAGGTAAACTGAAAGTTAAGATTGGTGGTGATTTGAACATGAAAAAAGTGTGCCTCAATACGGAAAGAATGCTTGACGAGGCGGATCCACAAGATGATGATTATAATCTTTGGAAAAAAGTTTACGAGCTTGTGAATGGGGAAGATGCTTTTGTTTATGAAAGCCCAATAGAAAAAGGCAAATGGGTCTTCTGTGGTCTGGTCGATGGGAAAAAGAATAAGGATCTGTTTTACTTGATCGAACAGGATAGCATGATTGGAAGATATATCGGAGACTGGGAAGAGTTTGAAGCAGATTGGGAAAGCGGAGCTTACGAACCAGATGGATGTATTTATTTGGATTTGAGAGATATTAACGAAAATTGAAATTGAATGTGAAGTAGCTCTAAATAAATACAGTGCACAGCTTTGTGCAGATTGGGATGAAACAAGGACCAGGATGCTTAAAGGTGATGGCAAATGGTTTAGAGAAGAAAGGAGAAAAGCCGATGGAAACAGAACACAGTAACAAAAAAACAGGCAGATCATTAACCGCCCAAGGTACCATGATCCGCCGTTCTGCTTAAGATAAGTATATCATATATACCCTTCTTAAGCAAGGAAAAGGAGGATATCTATGACAAATGAGAATGTTAAAACACAGGTTATTAATGATGTAATCGTTGCCATGTCAGCATATATTGCTGCTGATTTAATCCAAATTCTGGAGCGTGTGATAGTTGACAAGACGATAGATGTGGTTATGGAAAGAATCAATACGCTACCGGCAGAGATTAAGGATAGTGTGGATCAACAGAATGAGTACATAATTAAACTCTTTTTATATAAGAAGAAAAAGCTTCGTGAAGGGACTAAATATGGTTATATGGCATCAATCAAACGCCTGATCACGGTGTTGGACAAGCCACTGGTGCAGATGGATGAACATGATATATTTTATTACCTAAATTGGTATGAGAACCGGAATGTACCAGTAACCGGACGAAAAAATCAGAACTCAACTTTGAATAGCGAAAGAAGGTATTTGTCCGCTTTCTTTTCCTGGATGCGGAAAGAAAAGCTTATAACGGTAAATCCAGTTGAAGCAATCGAGCCATTAAAGGTGCAGAGAAAGCCTATAGATTTCTTTACACCGGAAGAAATGGCACGTTTAAGAGACAGTTGCCGGACCTTACGGGAACGAGCCTTAATTGAAGTACTGCGCAGTACCGGGGCACGCGTAGGAGAAATTGTTGAGATAACTGTTGACCAGATCAACTGGGAAACAGGGGATATTTTGATTCTAGGTGAAAAAAGTAACCGGTATCGGACCATATATCTGGATCCGGATGCTTTATACCATTACAAAAAATATTGGAACTCTAGGACAGACAACAATGAACATATGTTCGTATCGAAGAGCAAGCCTTATAAGCCAATAGGGACATCTTCGGTACGGACAATCATGAAAGAAATTGCGGAACACGCAGGTGTGACAAACCGGTGTTATCCTCACAAGATGAGGAAGACACTGGGAATGGAGTTGAAAAACAGAGGCGTAGATATAGGAACGATCCAGGAAGTCCTGGGTCACGCGGATTCTAAAGTAACGAGTATGTACTATGCTCAATCAACACCGGACACGTTGAGGATGATTAGAAAAAGGGCAGTTTAATAGAAAAAGGATTGGGGCCTGTAACGGGCCCCATAAAAAAAGGTCAGGGGGAAATCCTCTTTGCCGTCCTTGTAATGGGTATTAACAAACGGAAGAAATATCATAAATATTTAGGAACTAAAGAGGAGCAGCATGAAGCACTACGATAACTATGATTATGAATCAGCATTTAATCAACAGGCAGATAAGTTACAAGAATGGGAGATTGAAAAGTTGATCTCTGAGCAGCGGGTGAGCTGCCTTTATAGGACAACAACGAATAGATCTAAAAATCTGGTGAGTGGTGACGAGCTGCTAGAATCACAGGTGTATCCATCCTTCCTGAAAAGGGGAGATATGCCAGTAACCCTGAAAAAGAGAGAAACCAAACCGTCACAAAAAAATCTGAATGATAAGAACTCAAGAAGGTATTGCATCAGACTGGCCTGCATCAATTTTGGCAAAGGCGATATCTGGGCAACATTTGGTTGGAATGATGAGTACATGCCAGGAGATGCCAAAGCTGCTATCAAGGATATTCGGAATTTTATTACGAGGATAAACTATCGCAGAAAAAAGAATGGACTGAAAAATATTAAATACATATACATCCTGGCATTTGATGGAAAAGTCCGTCCACATTTCCACATCCTTATGACAGGAGAGGGTGTGGATCGTGATGAGCTGGAAGATATGTGGAAAAAGTGTGACCGAAAAAATACTCGGAGAATTAAGCCAGATGAGGATTTTTTGATTACAGGATTAGCAACATACATTACGAATAACCCAAGAGGTACAAAAAGATGGTGTGCCTCCAAGAACCTGAAAAAGCCACCGGAACCGACCAGAAGTTACGGAAAGTTCCGCAGAGGGAAAGTGAACCGGATGGTAAAAAATGATGATACCATGCGACAGGAAATGGAAAAAGCCTATCCAGGATATAAGTTCCTCGATGCAGAGGTTAAATACAATCCGGATCTGGCGATGTTTTACATCTATGCCCGGATGATTAAGCATGGATCCTGTGAAGATATGCAGAAAGTGGGAAAGAGAAGTTGAATTATAGTGTACGGGTAAGATGCCCTTACTATGAAACTATGGCAAGTGACACAAAAAAGCAGGCAACAATAACCTGCCAGAACATATGCTGCAATCTGGGGTTTGAGATCAAAAACCAGATCGTTTTTACGTGCCATGAAGAAAAAAGCAACTTTGCCGGGATATTTTGCGAAGATATGTATGAGACATGCCCTTACTTTAAGGGAATCTATAAAACACAAATGGAGGATGAGAAGAAATGAAAAAGAAAATGAGCTTAATGGAGAGAGTGAAGATTGCAGAACGGAGAGAGGCAGAGGCAAAACGCCAGGCAGAGAGGGACAGAAAAAGATTTATGGAGGCAGATCTGATTGCAAAAGGAGCCATGGTTTGGGTGTCAGCTCTGGCAAGAAGAGAAGGCCCAGTGATCCATGTGAGCGCTGAAGAAATTGAAAAAGCAAGAGCGGGAAAATATAAATGCCGTATGGTAGCAGATGGATCTGTTGATATGGTGGAAGAAGGATATTTTGAGAAATTTTATGAGTAAACACAATCGGACATGCTGATGTGCGCATACATGCGCGCGCGGTAAGTTAGTAGAGAAGCCCTGATATAGGGCTTTTTTGCGTGGGAAAAACCGGACAAAGGTGGGGTGGTAGAGAAGGGACAGGAAAAAATATAAAATTGATGCTATGAGGTGGTGATATGGCGGAAAAGAAGCGAAAAGCAGCAGGCCGCCAGAAATGGCGGGAATGGGCAGAAAGTGAAGAGCATCAGGCGGTTCTGTCAGCTTGGGCAAGAGCCGGAATGACAGATGAAGAAATAGCAAAGCAGATAGGGATAAGCAGATCCACGCTGGCGGAATGGAAAAAGAAATATGCACCAATTAATGCGGCGCTGGCAACCGGGAAAGACTTTGCGGATCGTCTGATCGAGAACAGTTTGTACAAAAAGGCCATTGGCTTTTATGCAAGTGAGCAAAAGGCTTTTAAAGTTAAGACTGTAGAATATGACGAAGCAACAGGAAGAAAGATAAAAGAGTTTGAAGAATTAAAGACGGCGGAAGAGGTCCACTATTTTGAACCGGATATAAAAGCAATCATATTCTGGCTGAAGAACCGTAAACCGGATATCTGGAAAGAAAAAGTTGCAGAGGCTATGGCAGATGATGAGGGAACTGGTGTTATTGTTTTGACGCCAACCCAGGTGGAGCAGATCAGCAAGGAAGTAAAAAAGGATGAGTAACCAAAGAATTGTATGGGCACCGCAGCCCCGGCAGGAAATAATGATGTCACGTCCAGAATTTGAGGCTTTATACGGTGGAGCTGCTGGCGGTGGAAAGAGTGATTATTTAGTGGCAGAGGCACTGAGACAAGTCCAAATCCCACAGTATCGCGCAATCATTTTCAGAAAGACTTACCCTGAGCTGGAAGACATCATAAGCCGCAGCCATGAGCTTTACGGCTCAGCTTTCCCAAGAGCTAAATACAACGAAAGTAAGCATGCCTGGAGGTTTCCATCTGGTGCAATGATCTATTTCGGGCAAATGCAGCACACGAAGGACAAGCTTAAATACCAGGGCCGACATTTTGATTTTGTGGGATTTGATGAACTGACGCATTTTGCGAAAGAAGAGTATATGTATCTCTTTTCCCGTGTCAGATCATCAGCACCTGGATTAAGAACATATATCAGGAGTACGGCGAACCCAGGCGGTCCAGGACATCCGTGGGTGAAAGCACGATTTGTGAGCATAGCGAAGCCGGAGACTAAGATAGTGCAGGAAGTGAATATCACTAAACCATCCGGTGAGGTGATAAAGCGTACCAGAGACAGGATATTTATCCCTAGCTCGGTGTTTGACAATAAAGCTTTGCTGGACAACAACCCGGAGTATATCGCATCACTGGCTATGCTGCCAGAAGCAGAAAGAAATGCGCTTTTGTATGGTGATTGGGATTCGTTCAGCGGACAGGTGTTCTCAGAATGGGAAAATGACCCGTCAAATTATGAAAGCCGAGAATGGACCCATGTTATTGAGCCGTTTAAGATACCGGAAGGATGGCTGATCGGAAGAAGCTACGATTTTGGATATACTAAACCGTTCTCGGTTGGCTGGTATGCTGTTGATTATAGTGGATGTGTGTATCGGATCCGTGAGCTGTACGGTTGCAAAGAGGGACAGGCAAATGTAGGACTGGAAGTGGATCCCGCAGAGCAGGCGCGGATGATCCGGGAAGTAGAAGAGACTGATCCAAACCTTAAGGGAAGAAAAATAGCAGGCATAGCAGATCCATCAATCTTTGATGTGAGCAGAGGCAATTCTATAGCGGACATCATGGCCCGAAATGGAGTGTATTGGAGCCCAGGCGATAATCATCGAATTGCCGGGAAAATGCAATATCATTACAGACTGGCATTTAATGCAGATGGACATCCGCTATTTTACGTTTTTAACACATGTAAGGGATTTATAAGGACGATCCCACAGCTGGTATATGATGAAAAGAACGTAGAAGATATTGACACTACACAGGAAGATCATATTTATGATGAGTGCAGATATTTCCTGATGCAGTACCAGATCGCAAAGCGTGCGAATGTAAAGAAAAAACCGCCGCTGGATGATCCTTTGGATCTGTATAAGGCAGAACGTGAAAAAGCATATAAAATCATTAGGATTTAGGAGCGAAAATGGACGAAGAACTTGTAAAAAAGAAAATTGGTAAAAAAGAAGTAGATGATGCTTATGCCAGGTTGCAGAAGTATAAAGAGGGAAAAGCAGCATTAGAAACAAGAATTGTAGGTGCAGAGGAATGGTGGAAGAATAACCACTGGCAGCGCTTTAACAGTGAATTTCGCAACGCAAATGATCCCCAGCCGGTGAGCGCATGGCTTTTTAACAGCCTGATTAATAAACATGCGGATTTTATGGACAATTACCCATGCCCGGCTATTCTTCCCAGAGAACGGTCAGATGAGGATACGGCGAAAATCCTTTCTCAGGTGGTGCCGGTTATACTGGATCAGAATAATTTTGAGCAAGTATACAATGACTGCTCTTGGGATAAGCCCAAAACTGGGACAGCCATTTACGGGGTCTTTTGGAACAAAGAAAAAGAAAACGGCTTAGGAGACGTTGATGTAAAATGCCAGGATATCATGAATATCTACTGGGAGCCTGGTATAAAGGACATACAGCGATCAAAGGATGTGTTTACAACAGAACTTATGGACCTGGATGAGCTAAAAGAAGCATATCCAGAACTCGAAGATAAAACAGTAGGCACAGGCGAACTGATAAAGTCAGAGTATATCTATGATGAGAACATCGATACAAGCAACAAGGTGCAGGTCATTGACTGGTACTACAAAAAAAGAATACTGCTTGCAACTGGCGGAGTTAAGACGGTGCTGCACTACTGCAAATTTATTCCGGGAATTGTGTTGTATGCATCTGAGGATGATGAAACATGCACCAATGGATGGTATGAGCATGGGAAATATCCGTTTGTATTTGATGTAATGTTCCCGGAAAAAGGATCGCCGGCAGGATTTGGATACCTGGATGTAATGGTAAATCCCCAGGAATATATAGACAAGCTGGATTCGGTGATACTCAAGTCTGCAAATTTGAGCAAACCGAGATATTTTGTATCGTCAGGATCAAATGTAAATGCAGAGGATTTTGCTGATTTAAGCAAAGATTTGGTGGAAGTATCTGGAACAATGGACGAAACCAAAATTAAGCAGATCCAGCCGCCACAGCTTCCGGAATATGTTATCAACATGCGAACAATCAAAGTGGATGAGCTGAAAGAAACAAGCGGAAACCGGGATTTTTCTCAGGGATCCACAGCATCGGGAGTAACTGCGGCTTCAGCTATCGCAGCATTGCAGGAAGCAGGAAGTAAACTGAGCCGGGATATGATCAAAACAAGCTACACCGCACATGCAGAGGTTGTGACACTGATTATTGAGCTTATCAGGCAGTTTTATGATCTGCCTCGTTGCTATCGGATCACTCAGCCGAATGGTGATGCACAGTATGTGATGATGGATAAGAGCGAATTACAGGAACAGACAGCAACAATGATGGACGGGGAAATATTGACTAGAAGACCAGTGTTTGATGTCAAAATATCAGCACAGAAGGCAAGCCCGTATAGCAGGATCGCAAACAACGAACTGGCAAAAGAACTCTTTGGTATGGGACTGTTTAATCCTCAGATTGCGGATCAGGCCCTTGCGGTAGTATCTATGATGGATTTTGATCGTAGAGAAGAAGTGATTAAAAAGATATCAGAGAATGGCACCATGTATCAGGAGATCCAGCAGTTGCAGCAGATATTAGCGCAGCTTGCACCGATGGTTGCTGAAATGACTAACCGTCCGGATCTGGTACAGGCTATTGATGGATTGATCGGAAATAACCAGATGGCTATGACTGATGTGAATGTGAACCAAGGGAATAGCATAAAGACAAATTCTTTAGGACAGGCAGTGAATACAGATACCAGTCAGGCAGGAAAGGCCAGGGAAAAGGCAGCTACAGCAACGGAGGTAAACCAGTGACAGAAATAACATTTGAAAACGTGCCAGGATACTTTCGCTTAAAGGTGGAAGGCCATGCCGGATATGGATGCGCTATGGGACTTCCGGAAGGGCATGACATCGTGTGCGCTGCGGTATCTGCCATTGGACAGACGGCAGCACAGTGTATGATCGACCTAGGAGAAGAAAAAGCAGTAGTGATTCAGGACTTGCAGATCAAAGATGGATTGATAGATATTCGCGTTTTGGTCAAGAAAAAAGCACAGAAGCGCCTGAATGCAATGGTTTATACCATACAGAGAGGGTATGAAACATTAAGCAAATCTCACCCGGAATTTGTCCATATGAACGTAAAGTCTGGGGTGGTAGAGAAGAAAAAATGAATGTGATACCATGAAATACAGAACGCGCGGGAAAGACCGCTGAATTTTAAGACACGCAGGAAAGACTGCTGAGAGGAGCAAAATGAAGAGAATCATCGAAATGAACTTAAGACTTTTTGAAGGTGAAGGTGGTGGAACCGGTGCGGCAGCACCAGCAGCAGATCAAACGGGAGAAAATGTCCAGAACACCACTGGAAGCACTGGGGCAGAGGAAGGCCAGGAACAGGAAGAAACACCGGAAGAGCGGCAGGCAGGTTATGAAAAATTCAAGGAAAAGTATCGTGATCTGTATGGTAAAGACGTAAAAAGCCATATTGACCGAAGATTTAAGGATGAGCAGCGGCTGCATGAACAGCTCAATTCATATGCGCCTTTGATGTCGTTGCTATCCGAAAGATACGGTATCGAAGACGGAAATGTAGCAAAGATCATGGAAGCCATCGACAATGATGACTCTTTCTGGGAAGAGCAGGCTCTTAAAGAAAACATGACTGTTGATCAGCTGAAAAGAATGAGAAAGACAGAGGCTCAGAATAGACAGTTGGTTGAAAGCGCCCAGAGAGCGCAGCAGATCAGGCAGAGGGATGATATCTATGCCAGATGGGACCGAGAGGCTGAGCTTTGTAAGCAGCATTTCCCAGAATTTGATATGGCAAAAGAATGTGAGAATGAGGCTTTTACCAGGCTGTTGGGAGCCGGAGTAGAAGTCGAAAACGCCTATAAAGCAGTTCATTTCAACGAGATCACACAAGGGTTAATGGCCCAGACAGAGAGAGATACAAAGAAAAAAGTTGCGGATTCAATCCGATCTGGCAATGGCAGACCGTCCGAAAATGGTGTGGGTGCCGGTAGCGCAAATGGAACGAAAGTGAGTGCATGGGATTTATCACATGAAGAGTTCCGCAAAGTCATGGAGCGCGCAGCCAGAGGGGAGACCATTACGATGTAGAAAGGAAAAAGCATGAAAAAGACTATTATTTACATGAATCTTAGATTATTTGACGCACCGGCGAATACAACTACAGCATCAGGCATGTCTGTAGAAATGAAGACATTTTATGATCGCAATCTGATCGAGAATGCAGAACCGGAACTTGTACATGATCAGTGGGCACAGACAAGAAACATTCCAAAGAATGGTGGTAAGACCATTGAGTTCCGTAAGTATGATCAGCTGCCGAAAGCAATGACACCATTGACCGAAGGTGTAACACCGACCGGTAAAGCTATGAACGTTACCAAGATCGAGGCAACGGTAAAGCAGTATGGTGATTTCATCGAACTATCTGATTTACTGATCTTAACAGCAATCGACAATAACATTGTTGAAGCAACCACCTTAATTGGATCTCAGGCAGGTAGAACCCTGGATACAATCTCAAGAGAAGTCCTGGCAGCCGGAACTAATGTACAGTATGCAGAGGGACAGGTAACTTCCAGAGCGGCCTTAACCTCTGAGATGAAACTGACAGTTAAGGCTGTTAAAAAAGCAGTTCGATTCCTTAAAAAGCAGAATGCAAAGAAAATCAACGGATATTATTACGGTATTGTACATCCAGACTGCTCCTACGATCTTACAGAAGATGAGCGCTGGATTGATGCGGTTAAGTACAAAAACCCAGAAAGAATTTATAACGGAGAGATTGGAGAAATCGAGGGCGCTAGATTTGTTGAAACCACAGAAGCTAAAATCTGGGCTAAGGCCGGAGCGGCAAAGAGCACATCTGATGCCACAAAAATTGATGTATATGCAACTCTGATCTTCGGTGCAAATGCATATGCGACTACAAAAATTGAGGGCGGCGGCTTACAGACAATTATTAAACAGCTTGGTAGTGCTGGAACTGGTGATCCACTGGATCAGAGGGCTACTGTGGGCTGGAAGGCGCTCAAAGTAACTGAAATCTTAACAGAGGCTTATATGATTCGTATTGAGACAGCATCTACATTTAGCGATGGAGAAGCGAACTAAGGAGGTTTAAAAACATGGGAAGAACTGCAAAGGTAGAGGATGCAGTAGTAGAACAGGCTGCGGTAGAGGATGCAGTAGTAAAGCAGGATGCAGAGCCACAGAAAAAGGGAGAGAAGCTGATCAGATTCAAGATCCCGCTGGGAAGTGCAGATAAGGATCGTGCAGATGTTTTTGTTGCAGTAAACGGAAAGTCTTATCTGATTAAGCGAGGAGTACCAACAGAACTTCCGGAATCTGTTGTAGAGGTTCTGGAAAATGCAGAAGCTCAGCGTGAATATGCAATCGAATTTGAAGAAAGCGCAAGATACAAGGAGTAACTGAAAGGGGGCGGAAGATATGATAACTGTACGGGGAAGAGAATTGGTGATCCCGGTAGCAGAAAGACAGATAGGGACACAGTTCGATAACAATTCAGAAACCAGACAGTTTAAGATCAACCGCCTCACTGTAGGCGGTATTGACATATCTAACCTGGATTTTCGTATTGATCTGAGATACGGAAAGGAAACTAAGGATACTGACGTACTTGAAAAAGAAATAACAGATGAGCATGTGATATTGACATGGACCGTGAGTGCTGCAAGTGTACAGCAGATAGGCACGGTATGGATCGCTCTTCGTGGATCTGATGATTTTGGAACCATAAAGTGGGCAACGAATCAGGGGTTTTTGTATGTTGGAAAGACTATAAACACGCCAGATGGTGCACAAATGGCGCTTTCTGAACTGGAAAAACTGGAAAAACGGATTGACCAGAAGACTGAATCAATGGATGCTGCGGAAAGCAGCAGGGTGGAAGCAGAAAAGATCCGCCAGGAAAATGAATCAGCCAGGCTGAAAAATGAAGCAGAGTGGCAGAAGCAGGGTGAAGCTGCGGTAGAAGCGGCTAAGACAGCGACCGCAGCGAAGAGTGCAGCCAGTGCTAGTGCAGAGGCAGCGGCCGAAAGTGCTGGAACAGCTGGTAGCGCAGCGCAGACAGCAACAGAAGCTGCCAGTGCAGCCAGTGCCAGTGCAGAGGCGGCATCTGGAAGCGCAGAAACAGCCAGTAGTGCGGCACAGACAGCGACCGCAGCGAAGAGTGCAGCCAGTGCCAGTGCAGAGGCGGCATCCGGAAGTGCTGGAACAGCCAGTAGTGCGGCACAGACAGCGACCGCAGCCCAAAGTGCAGCCAGCACCAGTGCAGAGGCGGCAGCTGGAAGCGCAGAGACAGCTAGTAGTGCAGCTCAGACAGCTACCCAAAAAGCATCAGAGGCTAGTAGCAGTGCATCCGCAGCAGCATCAGATGCAAATGAAGTGAAAGAGCTGATACAGGGATTGGGCGGATTTAACGGAAAAGCATCGTCTGTATCAGCTGTGGATTCTTTAGGATTATTAGGTACGGAAAATGCGACAAGTACGGTCCAGGCGTTGATCGATGTGATAGCGGATAAGGTGCTAAATCAGCTGTTATCAAGAAGTAATGTGGTAAACAATGCATTAACCACGGAAGAAGGCTATGCACTGGATGCACGTATGGGAAAGTCCTTGCAGGATCAGATCACCGCTCAAAATAGTAATATTGAGAAGGTAAAAATAAAGAAGATGTCGTTTACCGCTACTGTTGATCAATGGTCACAGATACAGTTAGTCCCTCAAGAAAAAATGATACTATTTGCGATTTCACCCAATTGGTTATTGATTCATCAGGGGGCAGGCTCATTTAGGGTATTCGGAAATCTTAGTTCTAAACAACTAAACATAATCTCAAGTGGGACTGTAGTAAACGGAACACTTTTTTATCTTGATTCAGATTGAGTTATCTTTACCAAAGACATATATTGGACAGCCATGGAACCGTAAATGATCAATTTAGTTATTAGAAAATGAATAAAATACTGCAATATTTGATAGATGTCTCGTCCACACCGCATGTATATCGTTTGGATAATGATACAAACGGAGCGGTATCAATAGATCCAGATACAAAGATTGCGACCATAACATATTGTAGTTTTTATCATACAGGTGTTATTTTTAAGCTAGTTTAAATTGATTATTTTTCACGACAACAAGGTAACTAATATAAAAGGAATAATCGGAACCAACTGGCGATGTTGTATACGTCTTAAAAGTGGCACCATTATTTTTAATGCTCATTACTTTACAGCCAGCTCCTACATACCCTTGCCCGCCGCATAATGTCGCAATAACAATAGGATCAGTATAACTTTTTTGAAAACTAATAGATGTGTTGACTTCTTTTGACGATGGATTTATCGGAATTGCGTCAGTTACGCCAACTTCTGCGATTTTTATTAAACTGTTTAAATTACTATTGTAAGCAAACCAGAAAAAGAAAGGAAAGGTGAATAAATATGAGCAATGCTGAATTTATTCGCATTTCTAAAGAAAAGGTATGTGCTTATACCAATGAGCACATGGATAAGACAGATAAGAAAAAAATCACAGTAGATGATGTGTATGTGGTTTGGTGCTGCAAGACATTACAGAACCACAAAGCATTATTAAGCACTACCGCTCCGGATGGAATGTATTATGAGTTTACATATAATGGGGACAAAGATGAACTTTATATGGATGCTTATAAAAAATGGGAAAATATTTGTTACAAAATGTAAGGAGAGAGAAAAATTATGAAGAAAGCAATGCTTAGTCAGCCAATGGCTGGAAAAACAGATGAAGAGATTATTGCAACTAGGGAACAGGCAATCAAGGCCCTGGAAGCCAAAGGCTATGAAATTGTAAACACCTTGTTTACTGATGAATGGTACAGCAATGAAAAGATGAAAGAACGTGGAGTGGTACAGATTCCTCTTTGCTTTCTTGCTAAAAGTCTGGAAAATATGTCACTTTGTCATGCAGCTTATTTCTGCAAGGGTTGGGAAAATGCCAGAGGGTGCCGGATTGAGCATGATGCAGCAGTAGCTTATGGGTTAGATGTGATTTACGAAGCGTAAGTTAAAGGAGAAAAAATGAACAAAGACAAAATTGTTTTAAAAAATGAAACAGCTGTTGAACTGGAAGCAGCTGCCAGTCTTGAAAACATGAAAGCTGTATTCGAAGATATGACAGCAGTAGATCAGTTTTGGAAGAGATGCACAGATGAGAACATGTCTGAGGTGCGGATCCTGAATGGTGAAGGCTTGACCGTAGGTACATACAAAGATATGTGTCTGATGTCACCGGCGTTTACTTTGGACAAAACCGAAGATGGAAAGATCATGGCAACATTTGGTATTCGTGAGCTGACAGATATCGAAAAACTGAAAGCACAGGTTTCCGCTAATACCGAAACACTAGCAGTCCATGATGGAGCTATTGGAGATATGGGTGCAGTAATGAGTGCCATGGCAGACCAGGAAGGAGTGACATCATAATGGGCAGGTATTATGGATTAAAAATCAGATCCGGAGAAATGACACTGGAGCAGGTGCCAAAACTTTGGAAAACAGTAACAGAAAAGTGGTTAAAGGAAAATCTAGAGAAAAGTGAGTGAGGTAAATGAAGTTGGAAAGATTTAAAGCAATATTTATCACTATAATGAGTGCAGCATTTGCCTATCTTGGAGTATTGGCAGTACCGGTGTTTGCTCTCGTAGCACTGAATTTTACTGATTATATAACCGGAATAGTTGCATCGAAGTATCGTCAGGAACATGTGACAAGCTACAAGGGGATTCGAGGCATTTGTAAAAAAATCGGAATGTGGATCCTGATCGGTGTAGGATGGCTCATGGATAGGATGATCATATATGCAGGACAATATATAGGGTTGGACATAAAAATACCGTTTGTGATTGCTACCGTAGTAGCTGTTTGGCTTATTTGCAATGAGATCATATCCATCCTAGAGAATTTACTTGATATTGGTGTTGCTATGCCTCCGTTCCTGATGCCGCTTGCAAAAGCAATTAAAGGTCAGGTCGAAGACAAAACAAAATTGGAGTGACACATCTTTAGGCTTAGGATATCCTAAGCCTTTTTTAATAGGAGGTACACATGAAAATTTCAGAGAATGGTTTGAAACTGATAAGAAGCTTTGAAGGATGCAGATTAGAAGCTTATAAGTGCCCGGCAGGAGTATGGACCATTGGTTGGGGACACACAGGAAATGTAAAAGCAGGTCAGAGGATTACACAGGCAGAGGCAGATAGGATGTTGACGGATGATATGGGACCATATGAGCGCAATGTAGACAAATATGGAACGAAATACATGTGGAATCAAAATGAATTTGATGCCCTGGTATCATTTGCATACAATGTAGGATCTATAGATCAGTTGACAGCAAAAGGAACCAGATCGCGGGCTGAGATATCAGAAAAGATCCTGGCATATAACCGCGGTGGTGGTAAGATTTTGGCTGGCCTGACCAGAAGAAGACAGGCAGAACAGAAGCTATTTTTAACTCCAATAAGCGAACAAAAGAAAAAAGGATGGCAGCAAGAGGATGGAGATTGGAAGTATTACCTCGGAAGCGGGGAGCCTGTAAGAAATGACTGGTATTGGTACGATGATAAATGGTACTGGTTTGATGGTGCAGGAAGAATGGTCAAGAATACCTGGTATAAATACAAAGATAAATGGTATTACCTTGGCGCGGATGGAGCTATGCTGACCGGTCAGCAAACCATTGATGGGAAATGGTACGTGCTGAATGAAGATGGAGCTATGGTTACAGACCCGGTAACTTTAACCCCTGACCAGGATGGAGCGCTTACCTGGCCGGGACTGAAAGAGTAGGTGCTTATATGACAGTAAACGATTTGATTAGTGATATCACATCTTTAAGAGGGCAGCAGTATGGTACAGACATGATCATGGGATGGATCAATGAAATTGAGGGACAGGTCATTGAAGAAGTAATCAACCGGGCGGAAGGATATGATCTGGAATTTATTCCAATGGAATATGAAAAAGACCAGGATAAAAAATTAAGTATTCCGGATCGGTTCAAGGATGTCTATGTTAATTATCTGCTTTCAAAGATTGATTATCACAATGAAGAAACTGAACGCTATAACAATGACGTTGTAATGTACAACTCCGCTTATGATGCATATGCTGCATGGTTCAGGCGCTGCAATCGGGCAAAAAAAGCACCATTATTTTCCAAATTTTAAGGAGGAGCTTTAATGGGACGATTACCAATGCTGACAATGACACCGAGAGGGGACAGCAAACAGATAGGATCCTTTGGGGGACTGAACCAAGGTCTTGTAATTGGAGAAAATGAGTTTTCGGACATGAAAAACATGTCTTCAGATGTTTTCCCGGCGATAGCGGTCAGAAAGCCAAGAGGAGAAATCCTGAAAAGTTTATCAAAACCTCATGGGATAATTTATAAAAATGGTTTGGCCTATGTGGATGGGACAAAGCTGTATTACAAAGATAAAGAAATTGCAACAGTCCAGGATACAGACAAGCAGCTGGTGAGTTTGGGAGCCTATATTGTGGTATTCCCGGATAAAATTATGTATAACACATCCACTGGAGAAAAGACAGCATTAGAGGCTTCCTGGAGCCAGGCTGCAACAGCAACATTTGCACAGACGACAACCGGAAGTACCATGGTAAAGATTAGTTGTACCGGAATCGGAAAGCAATTTAATCAGTTTGACGGTGTGGAAATATCCGGTTGTACAAACAGTAGCTTTAACAAGACTACGGTGATTCAGGAAAAAGCAGATGACTACATTGTGATCATAGGTGATCTATCATCCAGCTTTACTCAGGAATCTGGGCTAAAGCTTACCAGAAAAGTACCGGATATGGATTATATTTGTGAGAATGGCAACCGCTTGTGGGGTTGCTCCAGCGCAAATCATGAGGTATATGCAAGCAAGCTGGGAGATCCAACAAACTGGAATGCGTTTGAAGGGATCAGTACAGATTCGTATGCGGCTACAGTTGGATCAGATGGAGATTTTACAGGCTGCCTGTCTCATATGGGATATGTGCTGTTTTTCAAGGAAGATACGATCCATAAGGTTTATGGAGATAAACCAAGTAATTTTCAGATCAATACATCATTCCCGGTCAGAGGTGTTGCAAAAGGGTGTGAGAAGACAGCATGTGTTGTAAATGAAACATTATTGTATGTGTCCAGGAGCAATGTATGCAGTTTTGACGGAGCGTATCCGGAATCTGTATCGGATGCACTGGCAGAGGTACGGTTTCAGGGCGGTGTGGCTGGTCAGCATAACGGAAAATACTATGCATCGTTACAGGATGTATCAGGGCAGTGGAATATCTATGTGTATGATTTAAAAAAGGGTATGTGGCACAAAGAAGATGATATGCAGGCTTTGTTTATGGCATACGGTGAAGGACAGCTATACTGTGTTGATTCCACAGGAAAACTTTTTACAATCAGCGGTTCAAGGGATGAGCAGATAGAGTGGATGCTAGAGAGCGGAGACCAGTTGGATGGAAGTGTGGAGTATAAGTTCTTAAAAAGACTGCTTTTTAACTTGAAACTGGATCCTGGAAGTGAAGTGGACGTATTTATAAAATGTGACAGTGAACCAGAGTTTGAAAAGAAAATTTCTTTTACTTCTCAGGGATATAGAACGCAGGTGCTTAATATAACCCCAGCCAGATGCCAGAGATACCGGTTCCGCCTGGAAGGGAAAGGACCGGCTGTTCTGATTGCCATGAGTAAATATATAGGATATGGGAGTGATATTCATGGCAGTATTTAAACCCATGATCATCCAGAAAAATGAAACTGACATAGGAAAAGTTGTACGGCAGTTATACCGGTTTAGTGAGGATCTCAAATATACGATTTCAAATTTGAGCCTGGAAGATAACATTTCAAATGATGTTTTAAATTCTATTACGGATAGAAACAACAAAGTAAGAAAAATCCAGTTTTCAACGGATGCGCTGAACATTGAATATGATGATTATGCCTCATCTGTACAAACTAAGTTATCCCAGTCTTCTGCAAGTATTCAGTTGTTGGTAGCAACAGGAAACGTTGTTAATGAAATGCTTACCAGAATGGAGATGTATGGGGAATATATCCGACTAACTAGCGGACACCTGATTATCGATGCCCAAAATATGAAGTTAGATAAGCCTGGAAATGCATATTTTTCTGGAAATATAACGGGTGGATCTATCAATATCAACAATCGTTTTGCAGTATCTCCTTCCGGAGATGTGTACATAGATGATGCACTGACTACAACTACCTTAAATCCTGCTAAAGCTATCGTGGCTGCTAATATGGAAATTTACAATGATAATGATTATATCAACGTGATCGGAAAAACAGCTACATGCAGCGAACTTTATGTATCTGAAAATCTGACCTGCCGGAAGGTGCGGTATACATCAGACAAAAGGAAAAAACAATGCATTAAAGATATTGAGAAAGTGGATTTTGCTGAACTGATACCGGTATCGTATTCTTTTCGAGATTCAGGCAATAGGGCGATAGGATATATTGCACAGGACATCTATCTGACACAGGAGAATGGAGAAAATGCTTTAGGGGTAAATCGGTCGGGTAAATATTTAGAACTGCCGTATGTGGCTTACAGCGCTTTGTATGCAAAAGGAATACAGGAGAATCAGAAAAGAATAAACAAATTAAAAGAGCAGATCAAGAAGGTGAGAGATGTCAAGCTTTAATATGCCTGCGTTAGGTGGGCAAGATCAAAATATGAAAAAAGTTTATAACTATATCCAAATGTTGAATGAACAGCTTAGATATAGCTTGAGCAATATAACTCCGGAAGACAATTTTACAAAAGATTCTTTTCTTAAGTACCAGGAAACAGATGAATCCATTAGTCAATTGGAAGTAACTATGAATGGATTTATCAGCCAGTTTACCAATCTGAAAGAAAGCACGGAAACTAGCATCAGGGTGTTGAATGGTCAGATTGCATTGAAAGTGAGCAAAGATAAACTGTGTTCAGAAATATCAGCGACATCAGATGCAATCACTTTTAAAACGGGTTACTTAATTATCGACACAAACAATTTTAAGTTATACAAAGATGGTACTGCATCATTTAGCGGGACAATCAATGGTGGATCTATCAATATAAATGATAAGTTTAAGGTATCATCTTCAGGCGCAGTGAGTGTAGATGCCATAACCTATGCAGACACGATCACTACACAGGGACTTTTGTATACAAATTATATGCGAATATCAGGGAATGCGGATGTCAGTGGAACGCTGACTGCAAATACAGTAACGGTATCTGGCGATGTGTCATGCGAAACATTGTATGAAAGATCAGATAGGAGATTGAAGGAAAATATCAAAGAGATTCCGGATGAAACAGCCTTAAATTTAGTCTTGGGAATGAGACCAGTTACTTTTAAGTTTAAAGATTCTGATCAAAGGTCAATGGGATTGATTGCCCAGGAGCTGGATGCACTTCAGAAAAAACTTGGAACAAATCTTCCTTTGGTAGATCATTCCGAAGAATACCTATCAATTCCATATGGAAACAACAGCGTGTTATTTGCCGGAGCAATAAAGGCGCAGCAAAAGGAAATCAAAGAATTGGAAAAAGCTTTAAAAGAGCTTAAGGAGGCAGCTTAGTGAAGATTGTTTTTGAAGAAAGTGATATTAATACAGCACTGATCGCATTAAATCAGTTAAAAGTTGAGGGAGTAACACAGGCAGGGATTCTGCTTACAATCAATCGAATGCTCCAAAATGGAGAAAGAATGGAATCTGAGACTAAGGACCAGCCGGAAGATAAGAAAGGGGAATAAGTATGGCAGTTGCATCTATTGTTGATTATTTGAAAAGCCGTAACATGGACAGCTCTTACGGAGCCAGAAAAAACCTTGCATCTCAGTATGGAATTACTGGATACAGCGGAACTGCACAGCAGAATATGTCACTGTTGAAGTCATTGCAGCAGTCTCAGAAATCACAGGCTGCGGGGCAGCAGAGTAATGCCAACAACCAGAATCAGAACGTAACAATTACACCGGTGAGCGATGATGGCAAGACCGGACCGGGACATCCGGCGGCTACATACTTGACGGATTATAACTATGCAAAGTTTTCGCCATCTGCACGGACAACGGATTATGCTGACAGATTGGATGAAATTGAAAATAATAAGCCGGATGAATACTATAGCAAGTATCAAGGAACAATTGATGGGATCATTGATAATATATTAAACAGGAAGTCATTTGACACGAATAGTGTATATGATTCAGATCTGTATAAAAACTACCGGGAACAGTATATCCAGCAGGGACAGAAAGCCATGAGGGATACCATGGGAGCAGCAACAGCGGCAACAGGTGGTTACGGATCCACTTATGCACAGGCAGCAGGACAGCAGGCGTATGACAATTACCTGAGCCAGCTGAACGATAAGTCATTTGACATATATGACCGTGTATATCAGCAGTATCTGAATGAAGGACAGGAATTGTATAACCGTCTGAATGCAGTAAATAACCAGGATAACATTGATTATAGCAGGTATAGAGACAGTGTAAATGATTACTACAATGATCTAAATTATTACGCTGGACGATATGATAGCTCATATAACCAGGATTTTGGAGCATACCAGACAGATCTTTCTGCGCAGCAGTGGGCGGAACAGTACGCATACCAGAAGACCCAGGATGCACTTGCACAGCAGAACTGGCAGACACAGTTTGACTATCAGAAACAGCAGGATGCATTGCAGCTGGAATTGCAGAGACAGCAGTTGGCGGCATCACTGGCTAAAAAAGCATCCGGAGGCAGTGGAGGAAGTAAAAGAGGTGGTAAATCAAGCAAGAAAACTTCTAGCTCTGCAACGGACCTGTCTAACTATGTGGCAGATGCGAAGAAGCTCCTTAATGCGAAAGATGGTCATGGCATTAATTATTATGACGATTCGTATGTGATTGAGTATATCGCTGATAAATATCCAAGTCTTACAGATAGCCAGATTAAAAAAGTTATGACCCAGGCTGGTGGAGATTATGATAAGGGTCTGAGAACACTGAAAAAGATTACCGAAGAATAGGGGGCATAGAAAGTGGCTACTACGTTATCCAGTGTACTGAAAAAGAAGAAGGCAATGGAGGGATATCATCCTAAATTTGATAATGAGGATAATGATCCGCTAAGAAATGCGTCTGGAGAAAGAAGCTATGCCTCACAAGGAGGCGGAGCAGAGGAATACAGTGAACTGCGTACAATGTTAAATAAAAAAAAGGAAAGAGAACGGAAACAAAGGGAAGAGGCAGAAGCTGTAAGAAAAAAGCAAAGCGAAGAAAGAGCACAAAAAATACGTATTGAAGCTACAAAGCAACATACAACTGCCATGACAGATTTTGTACGTAGTGATCGCGAAAAGGTAGCAGAAAGCGCTATTCCTATGGCAGATGCAATAAAAAAGTATAAAGAATATAAAAAAAGCCAGCAAGAGCAACAGATATGGGAAAAAGCAAAGAACAAAATCGATAAGGAAGAAAAAGAAAGCGGAATTGATTGGAATAATGTTGAAAATCAGTATGATGAACAGTATGATAGGGAGATTATCAAAGATTATAAGAAGAAAAAGTTAGATGAAAAAAAAGAGTTAAATAAACAGCAGGCAGAACGAAATAAAGTTGGTGTTGATTATGGTGGCTCTTTTATTAAATATACTGACATTCCTGAAATGGATGATTTCAAAGAACAGGTTGAAAACGGAAAAAATAAACCCAATGCCGTATCAGGGATTCAGGTATTTACGCCACTTGATTATTTAAGTAAAGACAGGCGGGCATTAAGAAGATCATCCAAGGCTACAAATGATTGGATGAATGACGATGAAAAAAATGTATATTATTATTTGAACGGGAAAATTGGTCCACAAGCTGCGGAAAAATACATTGATTCGTTGCAAGCTGTATTAAATGAAAGAAGTGCAACTGATATCAAGGCTAATGCGCAGGACTTTGCAAAAAAACATCCAGTTGCAGGGGTAGTGGCAGATGCATTGACAGCAACATCAACAATGGCGGCATATCCGGCAATGGTTGCAAAATATGGATGGAGTGCTGCAAATGGCGATAAAGATAATATAGATCCGAACGATCCTATGTTTACGGCCAGCGTATTAAACGAAGGATTTCAAAAAGGGGTATCAGAAAACGAAAGTCTTACCACACTTATCCCTAATGAAAATATAAGAAATTTTGCAGTGGGAACGGGTATGTCAATGGCGGAAAACATTGGACGGTTGCCTATGGGAGCGGTAGGATTAGCAGCAGCCGCAGGAGGAGCAGGATTATCCGCAACGAAAGATGCTGCTGAACGCGGAGGAAACATTCAACAGTCATTAGAGCTGGGAGCGGCAAATGCAGCAGCAGAGGCATTTTTCGAAAAGTTTTCGTTGGAGGGACTTGAAAAATTTAAGACACATCCTGGAAAGGGTGTAAGAGAATTTTTGAAAAATGTTGCAAAACAGGCAGTGACGGAAGGGTCGGAAGAAGTATTTACAGAAATTGCTAACACGCTATCTGATCAACTTATAATGGGAGAATTGTCTCAATATAACCAAGAATATGAAATATATAAAGCAAAAGGATTCAGTGAAAGTGAGGCTAGGAACAGGGCATTTGAAGATTTTTTGAAAAATGTAGCCATGTCGGGATTGGGAGGTGCTGTATCTGGTGGAATCATGGGAGCTGGTGGTCAGATCCTTGGAAATACTGAGAATAATAGAAGACTAGCAGACTACGGAAGCAGATTAAACCCTGATTACAGGGATTATTCGGAAGGAATTGATACAGACAGAAGCAGCTATCAGAATGAGGAAAGCTGGAAAGAGGCGGTAGATTTACAGCAGCTTGCTAAAGAATATGCAGAGCGGCAGAAAAACAAAGAATTTATTAAGAATCGAGACAAAGCTGAATATGACATTCGTATGCAGGAATGGTTTAATCGTGTACAGGCAGAACAGTCATCAGGTTCGGATGCGAATGAAGGATTTCAGGATACACAGAATCAGATGAAAGAAGAACCGGTACAGGAAGAACCGCCAGTGCAGGAAGAAGAGCCGGTACAGGAAGACTGGTCAGTGCAAGGAGAGCAGCCAACGCAGGAAAATGTACAACAGAATACAGAGCAGAACCAGGCTGAACCTCAAATACAAAATGTACAGAATCCTACGGAAAATGTACAAGAAACAGCAGACAATGTACAGAATCCGGTCACAGACACTCAGGAGGCGAAAGAGTACCGTTCAGGATATGGAAAGAACGGTGGTGAGGCTTTGGTCAATACATATGATGGATCTGTAGATGTATCTACATTCAACAAAGCATTTGGCCGTGCTTATGACGCAGGCTATAATCAGATCGATCTGGACACAGCTACTCACTCGGCTTTAATGTCTCTTTTATCCGATCAGCAGATAGAAGCTGCCTACCGTGCCGGTATCCAGGATTATAATCTAGATAACCAGATTAAACCTCAGTACACACAGGGACAGCCCAAAGAGGGCGGTTTAGGCACTGTATCTGACTACGCAACACAGGATCAGCGCAATGTAGCAGAGCATATAGGAAAGAAAACAGGCATTAAGATTAACCTGGTAGACAACCTTTCCCAGGAGAATGCAACAGCATCATATAAACCAGGAGAGATAACCATAAACATCAACTCCGAGGATTTTAACGGATCTCTTTCTCACGAATTGACACATTTTATTAAAGATACAGCCCCAGAATCTTACCGCTTGTATCAGGAGATCGTGACAGAAGCACAAATGAAGACAACCGGAAAAGCCTGGGAAGATTTAGTAGAATCATACACCAACCGCTATAAGGATGCCGGGCAAGACCTCACCCGTCAGCAGGTAATGGAAGAGATTGCCGCAGATGCGACACAGAAATTCTTGAACGATCCGGATTTTATCGACCAGGTAGTAAAAAAAGATCGCAACTTAGCCCAGAAGATCATTGATTTCCTGTCAGATGTGATCGATTCGATCAAGAACCTGATCAAAACTGGCAGCACCCGCGCAGCAGCAAAGAATCTGGAACAGGATGTACAGATGTATGAAGATGCCCGCTATGCTTGGCTGCTTGGTCTGGAGCAAGGTAGCAAGGACTATAAAGCAGGTAAAGAAAGAGCGGATAACATCATGCAAAGCAGCAAGTATGAATTAAATCAGTTTGGATTTGAGGAATACGGAGAGAAAGAGAAAGGCTGGTGGAAAAATAACGACAGTATCATAATATGCAACACAAAACAAGATATTGCAGATTTTTACCGCGATCATGTCCACAAAAAACCATATGCAAGATTATATATTGGAAAAATAGGTCCAGAGCTCGCGCAACGGATTTACAAAGACACAGGAGTCAATACAGAAAATTTAAATGTTGCCATTACAAGCGAGTTTGAAGACAGCCATAGCAATCCAGAAAAAGAAAGATCGAGAGGGCAGACACCGGTAACGCCGGAGATACTATCAAGACTTCCGGAAATTATATCAAGCTACGATAAGGTAGAAAATACAACCAGTTCCAAAGATAGAAAACCAGTTCTGAAATTCGAGAAGGATATTAATGGAAAAAATGTTGCCGTAGAATATGTTAGAAGCAAGAAAGGAATGCTTGAGCTGCACACAATGTATGCGTGGGAAAATAAAAATAGCAGGAGTGTATCCACTACGCTTACAATGCCAGAAAAAACTGACCCGTACAGAACGTCCGAAACGTATAGCGTCATTACTCCTGCTACTAAGGACAATATACAACCAGGTACAGAAAAAAGCAAGACTCGTTTCCAGTTGGATGATGTAGACGATACTATGAGTGAACGTAGAATTCAGGCATTGCAAGACCAAAATGAAGCTTTAAAGCAGGCGAATGATCTTCTGGAACAGCAGTTTAAGTTGACAGACAAGGATGCAGTGCGGACTGAGGATATCAAAAAAGTTGCAAGGAATATTTTGAAAGAGTATGGTAGCAAATATCCGAGTGAAACATTGGAAAGAAATCTGTCTAAGCTTTATCAGTATATCCGTGGTGCTGATCAGGTGGATGGACAAGCCATTACAGAAGCAGCTACCAGTATGGGTAAAAGCATCTTGAAAAAGTCACAATCGGTGGAAACAGAACAGACTGAAAGATATAAAGATGTGCGAGACTTGATAAAGAATACAAAAATCTCAATTTCGGATCAAGATAAACCAGATCTTGCATCTGAAGGGGGATATAATGATTTCAGAAGACATAATTTTGGAAGGATGAAATTGGGAGCTGATGGAGTATCAATAGATTCATTTTATACAGATACATTAAACCCGGCAGATCCTGAAAAATTCCCTTTGAGCATAACACATCCAGCTGACCGACTGAAACAAGTAGCAGCATTTTTAGATGAAACAGCTCCGCAAGTTATAAATCCGTATGCTGCTGATATGGAAGAAATGTCATACATGATCGGTCAAGAAATTTTAGATTCGTATTTTGATGTGAGAAAACCAAGTGCGACGTTTGCTGATAAAAAAGAGGCTCAGATGCAAAAATTGCGCTGGCAGTATCAGCAGAAGATAAGAGACTATAAAAATGATTTGAAATCAAAGTATGATGAAAGCCTTAAACAGATTAAAAAGCAGAACCTTGAAGAAAGCGCACGCCTGGCAGAACAGTATAAAAACCTCACAGAAGCAGAGCGAAAAGAGCAGAGGGAGTATTATAAAAAAAGGATGGATGATCTGCGAAACAGCAAGAACCAGGAATTGGCAGCCATGCAGCAGAGGAGCAAAGAGCGGATCAAGTCATTGAGGGAGAATCAGCAGAAAAGGGAAGATAAGAGACAGATCATCAAAGAAAGAAAAAAATTACAGAATTGGTTGCTGAAACCGACTGATTCAAAGCATATTCCAGAGGGACTGAGACAATCTGTAGCGGCTTTCCTGAACAACATTGATTTTTCTCCAAATGATGAGGATAGTGAGATCAAGACCCAACGAAAAGAAGACTGGAAAGCAGCCCAGGATGCATTTAAGGAGATTCTAGATAATGGCGGTGTTTATGTGGACCCGAAGACTGGTGATACCATGACCATGGATATTGACCCAGATATTGCACAGCGCATTCAGGAACTAATTGAAAAAACAAAGGGAATTGATAAACTGGATAACTTGGATGCATATAGCATGGGTGAGCTTAAAAAGACAGTTATGGCTATGAAAAAGGCTATAACAGAAGTAAATGATCTTAAGAGCAACAAAAAATCTGGAGAACTGAGTATTCTGGCAGATGGAGTGTTTAGAGATCTGGAGCAGAGGCGGAATAAGGTGGAGTATGTAGGACCTGCGGGAATGGGAGATAAAATGTTGAATTATGACATGCTGGATCCGCAGACCATGTTTGGAAAAATGGGAGACAACATGAAGTCCACCTATGATGCATTGCGTAGCGGACTGGATAAAAAGACAGAAAAATTGAGATCTGCTCAGGAGTATGTGGATGATATTGTGGATAAGTATGGAATCAAGCCTAAAGAATTGCGTGAATGGACGGGATCAAATGCCAAGACACAGCATTTTAAGACTTCGAGAGGTGAGATTGATCTTACTGTAGCCCAGGTGATGTCGCTGTATGAGTTAAATAAAAGAAGCCAGGCCAGAGGACATATGTACGATCGAAAAGGCGGTATTAAGCAGGCACCGGTACTTGGAAAAGCTAAACTGGAAGGGAAAACTTATACACCGGCCCAGATAAAAAAGAACTATCGTCCTGTAAAGGTTACAGAGGCAGATGTAGCAATGATTACAAAGACTTTAACACCGGCGCAGCGTGCTCTTGCGGATGGATTGCAGCAGTTTATGGGAGATCAGTGTGCAGCCTGGGGAAATGAAGTAACCATGGACATGTATGGTTATGAAAAATTCACAGCAAAGAACTACTTCCCAATTAGCACGGATAAAAACTATGTGGCAACCAGGCAGGGAGATGCGGGAAATAAAGAGGCAACTATTAAGAACATGGGAATCACCAAGAGTACAACCCCATATGCGAATAATCCATTGATTATTGAGGACATCTTTGATGTGTTTAGCCGCCAAGTTGATAATATGAGTACATACAATGCCTATGTGGTCCCACTGTCAGATCTTAATAAGGTGTACAACTATAAGGACGCAAGAGGAACAACAGAGTTTGGATCATCTATCAAAGAAGAGATAGAGAGGACTTTTGGAAAAGAGGGAAATGATTATATCAACAAACTGGTATTGGATATAAATGGTAGCATTAATAAGGAACGAAGCATTAGTGATACGCTATTTTCCAACATGAAAGCAGCATCAGTTGCTGGAAATCTTCGCGTAGCCATTCAGCAGCCTACAGCGTATGTCAGAGCCTCAATGGAGATAAGCCCCAAGTATTTAGCACAAGGTGCTTTTACTATTACCAAGAAAGGCCAGTGGGACCTAATCTGCAAATATGCACCGATCGCGCAGTGGAAAGACTGGGGATTTTATCGGATGGATACCAGCCGCCAGATGAAAGACATCATGTTTAATACAGACAGCGCAAAGCAGAGGTTTGTGAACAGCACAATGATCCTGGCAGAGAAAGGCGATGAGTTAGCTTGGAATCGCCTTTGGAGAGCTTGCGAATTTGAGTGTAAAGATCAGCATCCAGAATTAAAAGAAGGTTCAGAGGAGTTTTACACCCAGGTAGGTAAACGCTTTGGTGAAGTGGTAGATAAGACTCAGGTTGTTGATTCTGTATTGCATAGAACGCAGATCATGCGTAGCGAGAAAGATTTTAATAAATTAATAACAAGTTTTATGGCAGAACCACTAAAGACGTATGATATGTTATATCGGGCGGCTGTAGATTTAAAAACAGGCAAACCAGGTTCTCGGAAAATGGCTGTAAGAGCGGCGACTGTATTTACAATGACTAACATTATCACAGCGCTTGCGGCATCAGTGGTTGATGTGATGCGCGATAACGATCGCGATAAGAACCTTAAGGAGAAGTACCAAGAAAACGTAGAATCTAATTTTTGGGACAACATGAATCTCTTAAATAATGTACCATATGTAAAAGAAGTTTTCTCTATGATGGCCGGATATTCTCCTAAGCGTGCAGATTTAGCAAGCATTGAGGATTTGTATTATGCCTGGAATCGTATCGATCAGTTACGAGAGGGAAACAGTCAATATACACCGCAGTATGTGGCGATATATTCTGCTCAGATGGCAAGTAAATTAACAGGTATCCCGATTAAGGGTCTTACACGTGATATGGGAGCTGTAGCGGATACGATATTTGATAGCATAGGAGGAAAAGCAGACTATGCTTGGTTAAAACAGAAGTACGATATTGGAAGCAAGCAGAACTTGAATATGTATGTTGGTATGATGGTGCAGGCACATAGAAGCGGAGATCAGGACTTCCAGCAAAAAATCAAAACGGATCTTAATAAGGCTGGCATCGATAACGATACCATTACAAAAAAAATTAAGACCATTATCAAATCAGAACTGATCACTAAAACCACAGTGAATCCGCTTGTTGATGCGGCAGCCCAGGCAAAAACAGCCTATGATCTGGAAAAATATGAAAAGATAGCAGAGCAGCTGACAGCTCAGGGGTATGCGCCTAAACTGGTTAAGTCAGCCATAGATGCAAGAATTAAGCAGCTTGAAGGCTCTGGGGATGATATAGACTGGGAAGAAGAGGCAGAAACAGAACCGGATAGCCTGTATGGAGATATCCTGATGGATCAGGATGCATCAGAGGATAGCAGCAGTGTAACATTCTATAGCAATTCGGATCTTCTGGCAGCAATAGGCCAGTATGATAATAAAAATGCTAAATCTCTGGATCCTTTTAAAAAGATGGCAGATGCCATTGTAAAAAGTAAAGTGGATGAAGGAAAGACACAGAAAGAGGCTGCAGGTTCGATTAAAACATCCATTACGAGTCATTATAAGCCTTTATGGATTGCAGCCGACAGAAAAGGCAGAGAAGAGATCCAGAATGTCCTTAAACAGCTTAAGGTAAATGGAAAGGCATTGTATACCGGAGAGGATTGGACGAATTGGAATAAGGCAGCAAAAAAGAAGCAAAAGAAGCAGTAGGAATAGGGAGGACCAGGTATCATAAAAAGTACCTGGTTTTTTCTATGCAATAGTAATTTAAACTTTTATTATAGAGGCGAAAATCCAAATAAAGATGTAAAAACATTAGCAAGTGGTATTTACCAAATTGACGGTGGAAATGAAGCATACACCCCCACCAGATGGGGAATGTTGATTGTCTTTTCGGCACCTAATTATGGATATGCCCTATTTACTCATACAGATGGATCTGTGTACGTGCGCACATGGTCTCAAAGGAATGGTAGTTATTATATCGACTGGAAGAAGTTATCCAATTAAAATCATGCATCTGTTTTTTTTAGAAGTATACATGTAAATGATCATTTTACTTATGCGTCAACGTAAAATCTCTATTGGATATAATGACGCATTCATCCCAAGTACCCATTCCAGTAATTGATAAACGCGCTACCTTTCCCACACTATTGCAAGCCACTTTATATGTAGACCGATTTACAAGAGCAGTGACATTTCCAATATTATGAAAAGAATATAGTCCTCCATCAGCTATGACCAAACCGCAAAAATGACTGCTGTCTATTATGGATGTTGCAAATACTTGTGTGTATTCTCCTTCATTGGCAATTTTTTTGATGTATACATTACTGATGCAGCTGCTAACGATTGCTAAATTACTATTGTGAGAGTGCATCCACTGTGCTATAATTCGATTGTCTAGAAGGAATTATAACCAGTTGAACAGTGGAAACACTTACAGCAGAACAAAAACATATGTTTTCCGCGGAGACAATGCCTGCATTGTTTCCGTATTTTTTATTGCAGCAATAGTTGAATGATATTATCATGAGTTTTTACAGTATGGTGGGCCGTAATGCAAAACCTCATAATGTGTAGTAAAAGAAAGTAAAAGTGCCGGTTTTACGGTCAAAAACGATCTTTTTCAGGATGCGGCGGAGCGCGTTGCTTTTTTCAACATAACTTACATCAGGATCAAGGATAAGGTCATAAACAGTGGAGATCTGGGCCAGTAGCTTTTCTTTACTTTGCTGTGGATTCGGGGCAGAGGGCTGGCCCTGCTGCAGCTTCTCTAGCTGCGAAAGAATTTCCGCACGTTCTGATTTCAGTCTTACTTTATTATTCTTGTATTCTTCCAGTGTGTCAATTTCGCTTTCATAAGCTTCTTTTATTCGTCTTTCTTTCACATCCAGCCGGGACAGAGCTTCTTTTAACAAAGCTTCCTCTGTTAGTGTTACAGGATTCTCCGGAGGGATGTACTCATAAGTGACATCATGACTTTCCAGGGCAGAGCGCAGGGAGTCCAAAACAGCCCGCTCAGCTATACTTACGGAAACACTGCAGGAATCAGGATGTACCCCTTTGCTGTACTTCCAGCACTGAAAAAAAGAGGGGCGCCGCTTCTCGTCTTTCGTGCGGTTAAACCCCAAGCTCCCACCACAGACACCACATTTCAGCAATCCAGACAGCCAATGAGCAGTGGCAGAGGCCTGCTTGCGGTGACGGGGCTGGTATTCGGACTGGATCCGCGCCTGAACAGACTCAAACACAGAAGTTACGGCCGGAATCGTCTCATGGGTGCCATGAAACGTGATCCCATTCCAAGTCACATCACCAACATAGAACCGGTTAACCAGAATTCTTTGGACACCGCGAAGCTCAAAGGGACATCCGCGGTTGGTTTTATATCCTTGCAGGTTCAGATCCCTGGCAATGGTCAACATGTCTTTTCCCTGGCTGTACGCCTGGAAGATGTACTCAACGATAGGCACCGCATCTGGATCCAGCACAAAAGGCCGGCCGCCGCCCACAGCTTTATATCCAAGGCATGGGACTGCCTGATAGCCGGACCGGAGCGCTTTTTCGGTCATTCCCCTGAGAACTTCACCAGAAAGATTATAAGAGTAGTATTCATCAAACCATTCTATGATTGTTTCAATCAGTCGGCCAAACATGCCGTCTGCAATAGGTTCAGATACGCTTTTGATCTCCACGCCGCATTTTTTGCGCAGGATTCCTTTGTAAAATGTGCTTTCTTCCTGGTTGCGGGCAAAACGGGAGAATTTCCACAGGTACAGCCGCTTGAAGGGTGAAGGCTTCTGAGACTTGGCAACTGCAATCATTCTCTGAAATTCCGGCCGGTTGTCAGCCTTACGGCCTGAGATCCCCTTCTTTTCCTCAAAGATAAATTCCTTTGGAATAATATAACCATCAGCTTTAGCTGTTTCCATAATCACACGGATCTGGGCGTCTGGTGACAATTCTGCCTGATCATCTGTACTGACTCTGATATAGGCAGCACCGATTTCAAGACTTTTTGGTGTAGGTTTATCTGACATATGATCATCTCCTTCTCTATACGTATGAAAAATGAGTATAAAAATAACACCCTTGCCAGGATGTTCCGAAAATGATATAATTCAGATGTTCTAAGTCTGGATTAATCAAACCGGAGTTTAAAGAAGAAATTTGAAAGCTTATTTGGAGAATAAATATATGAAGAAATACGTAGGATATTTGACTAAATCAGGAAAATATATCTCTACAGGATTATTTTTCAACATTAACAACTGGATTTATAAAATCATAACAATACCATATGGTGGAGGTGCCTAGTGAAGAATATAATGCTAGATTTCATGATGGGAATGATTTGTATTTTATTAACAATAACAGTAATCAGCATTAGAAGATGAAAATTAAGAATGTTATCGTAGTTGAAGCAATGGCTCTGGTTTTATCTGGAGATTTGGACAAGCTAGAGGCCGAAATAGAAAGAGAGGAACAGGATGTGTAAGAACGAATGTACATTCGGATCACCGTACTGCTGCCTGGAGTGTCCGTCAAATGACACTTGCAGGTCACAGTGCGATTATATGGATGCTTACGAGTATGCGGTAGAGTGTCCAGATTATGTAGAGGAAGTGAAAAAATGCAGAATGTAGTATACATCGTTATGGCTTGTGGATTTGCCGATGATAGTTATTATGTTATCGACAGTGTATGGACATCTGAAAGAAAAGCTTTAAAACGGCAAGAAGAACTTAATAAAAATGGTGTCGATGGCATTATTGAAAATAGAGGGTGTGGTCTGTTCGATATTTGTACAGAAGTTATAAGTCATTAGATGCAGGAAGGAAAGATGATGAGATATCCTAATTTAGAATTGATCGAGTATAAGACAAGGCTGATTTTAAGCAAGGATCCTGAGTTTCAGGCGGCACTTGAAGCTAAACGGAAAGAGAGCAAATATGCATATTTAGAGTTCCAGGCAATGGTCTTTCCGCAGGTGTGGGGAAGCACATGTACTGGCTTTGATGTTACTGAGGACGGAATGCCAACAATGGGAGGAAGCATGATGACTACGGAGTATACAACAGTATTCCATGAGCTACTGACCAATACATACGTTGTGTGCTTTGGAGACAGGCCATGTTACAGCACAAAAGATCCCAGTGAGGCCTTTTTAGCTGATCTCAGCAAAATGAACATGGCAAGCATGAGCGAAGCAAAAAAGAAGTATTAGACCAGGAGGATAGCATATGAGATATCAGAGTAACCCAGTCATAGTAGAGGCTTTTCAGTATGACGGTGATTTAATGGGTTCAGACGGAAAGTATTATGTGCCGGACTGGGCGGTAGAGGCTTATGAAAAAAGAGTTATGTATTATAAGGCCATGAGGATAGGAGAACCGCCATGCGAGCTGTTTGTTGATACGCCGGCAGGTACACTGCATGTAAGCGTGGGAGATTATGTAATCAAAGGAACTAAAGGTGAGCTGTATCCGTGCAAGCCGGATATCTTTCAGGAAATATATAGCAGGTACGTTCCTTTATCTCCGCTGCATGAAGAGCCTGTGACTTTAGGAGGCAAAAATGAAGAAAGGGCTAAGATGTGAGGCAACATATGGTGCTGCCGAGACGATTAAGGCGTTTTTGGATTATTGCAAAATATCACGAGATAGTCACGAGATAAAATGATTTGAAAAACGGGATAAAATCAAGGAATTTTAAGTTAAAAATACGGAAATCACGAGATAGTCACGAGATAGCGAATCCATATTAAGATTTGGAGGATTAAAGCATGAGTTATTTACATTGTCCATATTGCGAAAT